GATCTGTTACTGTTGTGGTGGGTACTTCTGTCGAATACGCGCCGTATGTAGAGCTTGGAACCGGCAAATATGCCGAAGGGAGCAACGGCAGAGGGGTCCCGTGGCGCTACCAAGACACAAAAGGCAATTGGCACACAACAAGCGGAATGCCGCCAAGGCCGTATCTTCGGCCAGCGATAGAGAACCACATTCCCGAATACAAAGACATAATCGCGGAGGTTATGAGCGAAACGCACATCTGAACGACCACACAGAGCCGGGAAACCGGCTTTTTCTTATGCTCAGACATGGCAAATCGGGCGAAATTACGCAAAATTACGGTTCCGATTTTAAGAATCAATAATAGGAAGTCTTACAAAATTATGGCATTATGAAGAAAAGTAGTACAGATATAAGGGGTGAATATAAAAAGATTTTTTTATTTGCGCTATATAGATAAATTATAGTGTAATTTCATAATTTCATAATTTTATTATAAAAACCCTTACGCCAGCGGGGTTTGCGGGGTGTCAAAAAATTATGCTCCAAGATTTTCCAGCATAATTTCTGTAATTTTGCGGCTCGCGGCGCGCTGAATGTTCGGGTTTTTCGCCAAACCGCTTGACAACGTTTTATGCGGGTGTTATATTGTAACCATAGCAGAAGAACTTGCTATATCGCACTCGCTGGAAGAAATCAGCGCGAAGAAAAGGAAGGTGCAAAGCATGGCAGTTACACGTTCGTTCCTGAAAGGTATGGGGCTGACAGACGAACAGATTGGCGCAATCATTGACGCGCACACGGACACCGTGGACGGGCTGAAAGACAGCCTTAAAGCGGCCAAGGCCGATGCGGACAAGCTACAGGCGGTTCAGAAGGAATTGGACGCGCTGAAAGCTAATAGCGGCGATGATTGGAAAGCGAAGTATGACACGCTGAAAAAGACCTTTGACGATTTCAAGACCGAAACGGCCAGTCGGGAAAAGACGGAAAAGGTTAAGACAGCGTATGCACAGCTTCTGCGCGAAGCCAATGTGGACAGCAAGAGGATTGACGCGATTCTCCGTATCACGGATATGTCCAACATGGAATTGGATGAATCCGGGGCGCTGGTTGACGCAGAAGCGCTGACCAGCAAGATCAAGACGGATTGGAGTGCGTTTATCCAGACTACTGGGACAAAGGGCGCGAACGTGGAGACACCGCCAGAACACGGAGCGACTACGCTTACCAAGGCAGATATTTACGCCAAGGATGAGCATGGGCGCTACAAGCTAAGCACGGCGGAGCGACAGAAAGCGCTTGTCGAGCATCCAGAGATCATGAAGGGGTGAAATAAATCATGAAGAAGGTTCCTTTTAATCTCCAGCTTTTCGCGGCTACTAACGTGGAAAGCATGACCAATCCTCGTGAAAGTCTGCCGAACGTTTACACCAACGTTACGGCTCGTGAAGTTGACTTCGTGACGCGCTTTACGGACAACTGGGAAGCCCTGCGCAACATCCTTGGCATTATGCGTCCGATTCGCAAAGCGCCGGGGACTCAGCTTGTTTCCTACGTGGCCAGCGTTACCCTTGAAGACGGTAATGTTGGCGCTGGCGAAGTCATCCCGTACAGCAAGTCCACCATCGAGCAGATCACCAAGGGCGATCTGACCATTGAGAAGTACGCAAAGGCTGTGCCGATTGAGGATGTCAACAAGTACGGCGCGGCTGTCGCCGTTGAAAAGTCCGATGACGCTTTCCTGACCAAGCTGCAGAATGTGGTTCTTGGCCGTTTCTACACTTTCCTGAACACCGGTGCGCTGACTGGCGTTGCGTCTTCGTGGCAGGCGGCTCTCGCCAAGGCGCAGGGCGAGGTTCTGAATAAGTTTGCCGGTATGCAGAAGGATGTCACGGAGGTTGTCGGCTTCGCCAATATCCTTGATGCGTATGATTATCTGGGCACTGCTGATATTACCGTACAGACACAGTTCGGCATTACGTATATCCAGAACTTCATGGGCTATCGGACGCTGTTCCTGCTTCCGGCTTCTTTCATCGCTCGTGGCGATGTTATCGCGATTCCGGTCGAGAACATTGACCTGTACTACATTGACCCCGGCGACAGCGAGTTTGCCAAGCTCGGTCTGAATTACACTGTTCAGGGCGAAACGAACCTTCTCGGTTTCCATGCGCAGGGCAATTACGGCACTGCCGTTGGCGAGTCTTTCGCGCTGATGGGCATGGCGCTGTGGGCTGAATATCTGGATGGCATCGCTATTATCAGCGTTGGCACCGAAGCGTTTACCGCTGTTCAGAGTCCTGCTTCTGGCGCGAATCCTGCCGCGCTTAAGTATTATGAGAAGGACGCGAATAATAACTATTTCCGTAGCACCGACACCACGGTTGCCGCTGGGAAGACTTATTACACGCGTGCTGTTACTTACGCCGCGTGATCTACAAAGTCATAAAGGCATTTGCTGACAGCAAAGACGGAATGCACGTATATCAGCCCGGAGAAATTTTCCGGGCTGAGAATACGAGTGCAAAGCGGCTTGCACAGCTTATGACAAGCAATAACATGGTGGGCTGTCCGCTGATTGTTGCGGAGCAGGAAGCGGCAAAACCAGTGGAGCCGGAAAAGCCGAAATCCTCCCGGAAGAGGGGGAAACAGAATGCTGACTGAAATCTGTGATTATGTCCACAACTATTTCACACTCATCAACCATGATGGCCGATTCGAGATCAGCGGCGGCACAATCCCAGTATCCATGCACGATGGCCAGCGCTTCCGTATCAGGGGTTCGGCGTTGAATGATGGCATTTACACATTCTATGCCGCTGGGATTCGCAACGATGATAACAGCGAGGATTCACCGCTTGCGGATGAAACGTTCGTTGGGAGCATTGACGAAATGGGAGTTCCAACCAACTTTCTAAAGCTGGCGCAGGAAATCGCTTCGTGGGTGACTGCCAATAGCGCGGCGCTGGCCAGCCCGTACACAAGCGAGTCCTTCGGCGGGTACAGCTACACCAAAGCGACCGGAAGCGGCGCTAATGCTGGTGGAGTGCTTGGCTGGCAAGATGTGTTCCGTACGAGACTTAACGCCTATCGGAAAATAGCCTAAATGTTGGAGGTGCGCCAATGTCCTTGATTGATGTCATGATGGAAGAATGCGTTATGCTGGACAAGCGCACTGTTCCTGACGGCATGGGCGGCTTTGTCCAAGACTGGGTGGACGGCGCAACATTTCGGGCGGCTGTCATCAAGGACAGCACGCTTGCGGCGAGAGTCGCAGAAAAGCAGGGTGTGTCCGAAGTGTACACTGTGACCGTTGACAAGGGCTTGCCGCTACAATACCATGATGTGTTTCGGCGGATTAGTGACGGGTACACTTTTAGAGTAACCAGCAATGTTACAGACAGCGAAACACCGTCAGTCTCCACCTTTCACATAGGCCAAGTCACAGCGGAAAGATGGGAATTGCCCAAGAACGGCGGTGGTTAAGTGGTCAATACAGCGAGGGCGTTATATGAGTTCTGGTCAAGTTTCGGCTTGCCAGCGTACACAACAAGCACTGTGCCAGACGAAGTAGAAACGCCATACATTACATACAGCCTGACCGAAACCGAACCGCTTGAAGGGGCAACACATTATGCGCAAGTGTGGTACAGAGACACAAGCAATGCGGCGCTACTCACCAAGGTTGATGAAATTATTTCTGCCATTGGTTCGGGTTGCCGCATCGCTTGCGATGGCGGCTATGTGGTGCTTAGACCGGCTTCTCCGCTTGTTCAACTGATGGTTGATATAGAGCCGGAAAACAGATACGCCTATATCAACTTGCAAATCAACTGTTATCATAAATGAGGGGTGAGAAAATGCCTGTGGCGAACATGATTACACCTTGCAGAACCGAAACCTTCCAGAATCTGCAACTTAACGCTGGTGCTTTCTTGGTCAATTTCGATTATTCGAGCTATACGACCATTGACGGCACTGGTGGTCTGCGTGAAGCGCTGGTTTCTGCTCTGGCTGACAAATCAAAACTGCTGGGCGCTACTCGCGGCGGCGGTACTTTCGTTGTCACCAGCGAGATTCGGGAACCGGATGTGGACGGCAAGCGCTATCGGTTCAAGGGCGGCGCTTTCGTGGACAGCGTGGATGCGCAGTTGACCGGTACTCTTGTCGAGATTCGACCGGAAATTTTCGCAAAGGTGCTTGCAACTGGTGAGACAACGGAATCTACTGCAACGGGCAGTAAGAAAACCACCATCAAGATGCACACGGCGATTCAGTCTACAGATTACATCGACAGCCTTGTGTGGGTTGGCGATATGTCGGACGGCGGCATTGTGCTGATTGCGCTTAAGAATGCACTGAACAATAACGGGATGACCTTGACGTTCACGGACAAGGGCGAGGGTACCATTCCGTTTGAATTCCATGCTTATCAGGATTCTGTTGAAGATTATGATTATGCGCCGTTTGAAGTCATTTTCTTCAACAAGACTTCCACGTAACATCAATAAAAACGCAATCATGAATGATAGCGGGGCAGGGGTAGTCCTGCTCCGCTAAATTTGTAAGGAGGATGTACCCATGAAAATTTCCCAGATGACCACGGAACAGGCCGCTGATGTGATCGTTCGGATTGCCGAACCTGCCGGTTGCATGATGCGCGATGAAAATATGCTTGCGCTGGTTGAAAGGATTGCCAACACGGATGATAACAACCCGTTCAATTTTATCGGCAACAATCTTTCAGCGATTGTTTATGCTCTGCTGAAAGACAATCGGTATAATCTGTTCGAGGTTGTGGCCGCGCTGAACGGCAAGACGCGGGAAGAAGTTGCCCAGCAGAAGATCACAGCCACAATTCAGGATATCTACGACAGCTTTGATAAGGAATTGCTGGATTTTTTCGGTACATTACGGGAACCCCAAAAGAAGAAATCTACCAAATAATTGTTGTAGTATCGCAAAGCGGTTGGCATGGGATATACCATCTGAATGCGATGATGTACGAACGGCGGCGAATCCAAAGCTACGAAGAATATACAGCAACGATTTTATGGTCAATCGGGCGCATGATCGGCGGCAAAGAATATCCGATGCCGTCATACAATGATTTCTTGCATCCAAAGCCGGTGGACAACAGAACGACTGATGATATTGTGAATGGCCTAATCAATAAATTACAGCAAGGGGGGTGAGGACAACGGCAAATATGCTTGAACTATTCAAGATCGGTGCGCGGCTTGCACTGGACAAGGGAGACTTTGACCGTGGTGTCAAAGACGCAGATGAAAGCGGCAAAGGGCTTGCGGAAAGTCTTGAAAAGTCTATAGACAAGGTTAAGAATTTCCTAAAGAATTCTGCAATTGTTGCACTGGCGGTTAAGGGCGCACAGGCTGTATGGAATCTGGCTAAATCTACATCCGAAGCCGGTGACCGCATAGATAAGCAATCACAGGCGTTGGGGTTTAGCCGCAAGGCATACCAAGAGTGGGCTTATATTCTGCGGCAAAGCGGCGCTTCTATTGATGATATGGGCATGGCCATGAAAACCATGCAAGAAGTGATTGCTGGGAATTCGGCAGAAGCGGCGGCTGGGCTATCAAAACTGGGATTGTCTGCCGCGCATTTGCAAAGCCTGTCCCCAGAAGATCAGTTTGAGACATTGGTTAAAGCATTCCAGCAAATGCCGGAGGGCGCGGAGAAATCGCGTCTGGCGATGCAGTTGTTCGGGCGGAATGCTCAATCGTTAATGCCGCTTCTGAATTCTTCTGCGGATGACTTGGACGGATTGCGGCAGAGGGCGCATGACTTAGGCTTGATTATGTCCGATGAAGATGTGGACGCATCTGTTGCGTTTGGCGATGCATTGGACGATTTGAACGCCGTCTGGGGTGCGCTCAAACAAAAATTTGGCGCACAGCTTTTGCCGGGGTTTACGAAGGGCCTTGTTGCGGCGGCTAACGCTCTTGGACGGATTACCAATGCGGTTTCTGACGCTTTCAAAACTGGCGATTGGAAGGCAGTATTTAAGACTTTGACGGAAGAAATTAGCAATTTCATTCCGGGGATTATTGATACTGTGGTTAACATCGCAACTGGCTTGTTTGAAAACGCTGACAAGATAATTGACTTGGCCATATCAATTGTCAACGGCCTTGCTGATGGTCTGGCAAAAGCGTTGCCGAAACTGGTTGCAAGGCTTCCGCAGATTGCGCGTTCGTTGCTGAACGGTTTCAAGAACCTTGGCAAAACGATTGGCAACAGCGTAATTGATATTATCAACGGTGTGTTCGGGACAAACATCCCGCACATTGACGAGATCAGATGGCCTACGTGGCCGGAAGTACAGCTTGCTTTCAGTAATGCATGGAAGCTCATTCAGGAAAAAGCGGAAGGCTTGATGAAGCTGATCTTTGGCGAGACCGAAGACGGCGGCATTGATTGGCCTGACCCTGCGACTTTGTGGGCGAAGGTATCCACAGCATTTACAACTTTCTGGGACGGCTTGTCTGGTTTGATGGTCGATGCCGCAACATGGGTAATCGGGCTGTTCGGTCTCCCAGAAGTCAATGCCGAAACACTGAAAACGGATGTGTCCAATTGGTTCGGCGGTTTCTCCAAGACAATTGTCGATGCTTGTTCGTGGGTGCTTGGCCTGTTCGGGCTTCCGACAGATGTCAACACCGAAACACTGAAGACAGATGTTGAACAGTGGTTTAGCGGGTTGTCCGGTGTAATCATTGGAGCCTGCAATTGGCTGCTTGGCTTGTTTGGCTTGCCAGAGGTCAACACTGAGACGCTAAAGACGGATGTGTCTAATTGGTTTAACGGCTTTGTCGATACGATTGTTGACGCTTGCTCGTGGTTCCTCGGCTTGTTCGGGCTTCCTACTGATGTAAATCATGAGACACTAAAAGCGGATGTCGCGAAGTGGTTTGGTGGTCTTGTTGGCACAATCGTAGAAGCTTGCAATTGGCTGTTAAATCTCTTCGGGTTGCCAGAAGTAAATACCGAACAGCTAAAGACTGATGTATCTAACTGGTTTGGCGGGTTTGCTTCAACAATCATTGATGCTTGTTCATGGGTGCTTGGGCTGTTTGGCTTGCCAACCGATGTTGATCTGGAAACGCTGAAATCAGATGTCGGCACTTGGTTTGACGGAATTAAAGGTGTAGTTCAGTCTGCCTGTAGCTGGGTTCTCAGCATATTCGGCGTTCCTGATGAGGACAGTGAAACCATCCAGACGCTTGTCGGGAATTGGTTTGACAGCGTTCGCGAATTTGTCGAAGGTGCTTGCACTTGGGTTCTTTCTCTGTTTGGCTTCGCAAAGGACAGCGAAGTGAGCGACCACTTCAAGAAATGGTGGGGCGGAGAAGACGGAACAGGTGGCATCAGAGGGATAATCATAGGCCTTGCAGACTGGATGCTCGGCAAGCTTGGGTTCCCGGATACAGAGACTATCAGGGATCAGATTCGTACTTGGTGGGCTGGCGTCATAAATGATCTCGGCCTGTCCGTACTGTTTGGTGTCGAGCCTCCCGGTGGTGGTTCGGGCGAACACGGCGGCGGCGATGGAGCCGGCCATGGCGGTGGCGGTCATTCGTTTGCCAAAGGTTTGAACTACGTACCATACGACGGTTACTTTGCTGTCCTGCATCGCGGCGAGACAGTTCTGAATGCGAACCAAGGCCGCGAATGGCGGCAGAACGGGGGTTCTGGGCTGGATATGCGGCAGTTGTATGAATCCGTTGCTTCTGCTGTTGCGGCGGCTGTCTCTGGCATTGCAATCAATATGGACGGCAAAGCGGTTGGCAATGCTGTTACCGAACAAGTAAGCCGCAATCTGTATCTTAATCAGCTTGGAAGGAGGTTCGCCACGCCGTGATTAGTAGATATGAAGTCTGGTTGAATGACGAACCCTTGTCAAGCATAAGCCCAAACATCTATATTGCCGACATCGGATATACTGCCGTTGCGCCGTCTCGCGATCTTACAAGGATTGCGGCGGCGGACGGCAGATTGACCGGAGAAACGGAATACATTCAAGAAAACCGAATCAATATTGCGTTTGTTATTCGGGAGTACAATACACGACAGCGGCAACAGGTACTTCAAGATGTGATTAAGTGGGCGCATGGCGGCGGCTGGCTGAAAACATCGGACAGAATCGGGCAGAAGATTTATGTTAGAGTTTCGCAGTTTCCGACCATCGCAAGCGTTATGCGCTGGACGGACAATTTGACGCTTGAGTTCATCGCAAGCGACTATCCCTTCTGGGTTGCCGAACGGCCAGAAACGGCCACATTGACATTGTCTTCGAGTTCTTACACAAGCGGGCAATTGTACTTGCCGGGTGCTTGGAAATCATATGTGGAAGCGAAAATAACGGCGGCGGCATCAATTACCGGGTTTACGGTTCGTTGCGGCGATACATTCATTGCATTTAGCGGCTTGTCGCTATCCTCTGGCGATGTAATCACAATATCTTATACGGATGACCACCATATTTTGGAGATTAAAAAAGGCACGGATTCAATTTTGGAAAAACGAACTGCGGCCAGCACAGACGATGTTATAGCCATGCCGGGGCGGAACAATATTAGCTTTTCGGGCAATGGCGATGCAACTTGCGAATTCAAGGTTAGGGAGGTGTTCGCGTGAGTGTTTCCCTTCCGCTTGTATGGGACGGAAGCGCATATAAGCGCAGACTTCATCCCATATCTTGTAGTATATCGCTGAATCTACAGCCGCTGTCAACGGTGAATATGACTTTGCCGCCAGACGATGAGATCAGCAATCTTGAGTGGGTGAAGGTGGCATATCCTGATGGCGGCGCTGGGTATTATCGGGTGTCATCAATATCAACCGATATGCAGACCGGCCTAAAGAGTGTGTATCTTGAGCATGGCGCTTGTGTCTTCGATGATATCATCATCCCGGACACAAGCACGCGCAAAACGGAATCGCTAAAAGATACAATAACGAATATTCTGACAACGATTGTCGCCAAGCAATCCAGATGGACGGTTGGAACAGTTGAAGCAACGGACACGATCTATATCGAGGTTGGCGGCTCATCCCTGATGACGGCCATCTTGACAATGATGGATTCAATTCCTGATTATCAAGTGGAGTTCGTGCAGGAGAACGACAGCAATTGGCACGTGGACATTAAACACCGGCCAACAACGGTATTGTGCGAGGGGCGGTTAAACCGAAATCTGCGCACGTGTAATGTTTCGTATAGTACAGCGGCAATTTGCACACGGGTATATTCTGACGGCCTGACCGGGGGTAAAATGGACAGCCAGAACATCGGCCTGTATGGTGTTCGGGAACAAACGATGTCGCTAAACGAGAGCCTTACACAAGCACAGCGGGACAGTATAGCAAGATCGTATTTGGCGGCTCATGACCACCCGGAAATCAGCATTGATATTTCAGCAGTGGAATTGTCCCAGATAACCGGCTTGACGCTGGACAAATTCGAGGTTGGCAAAATCTGCCGCATTGTTATTCCGTGGTTGACTGTTACGGCGACAGAAGTTATAATTAGTAAGGGATATTCAGACCCGTACACAGCGCCGGAAGATGTGCGAATTCAACTTGCGAATGCGACTCCTGAACTTAGCTTGCAGATTGCTTCAATGACCGGCGGCGGCGGCGGTAGCGGCGCTGGCGGCACTAAGGGAGAATTGAAACGGTTCCGAACAAAGTTTGAACAGACTGACGAATACTTCCGGCTGATTGCGGAAGATTGGCAGTGGGACGCACTTGGAAATGGAACACTGAACGTTTATAGCCAGATTGTCCAGACTGCGTCTTCCCTGCAATCCGTTGTTGCTCGTACTGGATACACCGCAGAAGCGTTTTTCTCGGAGTCAACACAGTATCGCGAGGGCGATATTGTCATGTATGACGGGAAAATGTATGAATTCACAGCGGCACACCATGGAGCGTGGACGGGAACAGATGTAAAACAGATTACGAATATGTATACAACCATAACACAAAGTGAAACGCAGATAGAATCTCTGGTGGCGAAAACGGGAATCAACGATTTAGGCCAGAGTGAAACGCTTTATAGCAAGATCACCCAGAATGCAAATGCAATTACGCTGAAAGTCAGTAAAGGCGATGTGTCCACACAGTTAGCTGTTGAATGCGGCAACGTTACCATTTCCGGCGGCAATCTTGTAGTCAGCGGATATGTTACGGCTTCGACATTTAATGGCTTGCAGGGCGATTTTAACGATTTGACAAGTGGTAATGCGCTTGTTGCTTCTCTTCGGGCAAACAATATGCAAGCATCGAGCAGTTTTCGGCTTGGTACACAGTACCACCACAATAGCACAATCACGATTGAGGGTGTCAATTACAACATCGTGACATGGGACGGAAACCGCTGAGGAGGTGCGGGATGACAAACACAGAGCTTTTGCGGGAGATTGTCCGGCGCTTCGACACGCTGACATTACAGGGAATGCGAAACTGGGAGACAGCGCTTGGCATGGAGCAGTTGATGCTTCAACTGTTGCAGAATCTGACGAAGGAGGAGAAGGAGGAGAATGCGCAAAATCCGGCTGGCGAATAACGCTGAATACGAAATCGACCGCTGTGGTGTAAGCCAGAACGGCAATCTCTGGATTGGCTTCCCTGCTGGCGTTATGACCATCCTTGAAGCGGCAACGGTGTTTTCAGACAAGACCGCACTGCAAACAATTAAATCCTTTTATGATTTCGGCATGGAAGAAACCTTTGAAGGGTTTACCAAACTGACGGTTGTGCAGTATGATTATGACGGAAACACGCTTGTTGCGCTTGGCCATGAGCCGTAAAAGAGGGGAGGTGAAACAATGGAGTATAAAGAAATTCGGCGCGGGTGGGTGAAGGAAGACCCGGTCAGAACAGATGATCTGAGCGATTATGCATTTACCGGGGAATCTGGCGGTCATAAGTTCATCATTACGGCGTTTGACAAGAACATGACCGAAATCACGCTGACAGACACTGTTAGCGCAAAATGCATTATTGCCAACGGTGACACAATTCCGCTTTCTGGAACCATCCAGAACGGCAAAGCAACTGTGTTCCTGCCGGGTTCTTGCTGTACGGTTCCGGGGCGTTTCCGGCTGTCTATCTTCCTGACGCACGGCAGTTCTTCCGTGTGCATCTATACCGGCATTGGCAGTGTTGTATCAACGGACACCGGCGCGAGGATAGACCCGTCAGGGGTTATCCCAAACCTGACGCAGATACAGACAGCGGCGGCAACCGCGAATGCGGCGGCAGAATCGGCACAAAGAATTGCGGACAATTACGCGGATGATGTGGCGCGGCAGGACGCGGCAATTTCTGGGATGCAAGAAGACATTGCCGCGCAGAATGCGGCAATTGATGAAGTCGAGTCTAAGTTGGCAGAAGACGAAGCGGAATACGATTCACGTATAACGGATGTTGAAGAACGTGTGTCGTATGTTGCATCGCGTGGTAGCAATCAATATCGTTATCGGCTGTTGCAAATGGGTGTTATTGTGTATAGTAGCAATGGCACTTTGCACGATGACGGGAGCTATGCTACAACTGATTATATTGATGTTACATCGGGCGTAACGTACAAGGTGGCATATTGGGATGACAACGCTAATGCTTGGGGCAGTGTTGGTGTATATGGGAATTACGCTTTCTATAACGCCAATAAAGAATATGTCTCCGGCGGCACAAGCGGTCTGACTGTTGGAGTAGCCGCGCCATCTGGTGCAACGTTCATTCGGTTTTCTATTAGGTTCGTCAATCCATCGTGGTCAACTGACGAACGGGAAAGCGCATTGTCTGCGCTTGGCAAAACGTACTTCGGCATGGCGGATGCGTTCCCAACCAGCTATGAAGGGTATTACAAAATTGCCAACGAGATTGCACTTAACACAACGATCAGCGCGGCATTCAGCGATACGGCAGAATATCTCGCTGGGGATTATTGCACATACGATGGCCTTTTGTACAAATGCACTGCAACAAGACATAGTGGCGCTTGGGATAAAACGCATTTCACCATCGCAACAGTAATGGATGAAATGGCAAACAGCAGGGCTACATACACTGATGATGGCTTGGGCAACATTACTATTACTTGAAAGGGGTGAAGCATATGTCGCTTACATGGAGTCTCCTGCGTGGCATTACCACAGACAAAACCTATTTCGAGGGCGAATGTCTTAGCACTGACACGAAGCCAACGGGTGATTACATTTTGAACGGTTCCAAATTGATCGAGATGGACACAAGCAAAGTCTACATTTACGATGCGGACAATGAGTTGTGGAGGGAATTTGCGTAATGGATATGGTATCATATATCATGGGCAAACATTCCGAAGCAGGCAAGATTGAAATCGAAGGACGCATTGTATGCACTGATGACGGCGAGGGCAACGTGACTGTGGAGGTGGCAAACGATGGCGAATAAGCCTATGAAGTCTATCAACCTGCCGGGGTTGGAAGATACCTATACTTTTGTGCAGAATGACGCGACCTTGAGTGTTTCGGGCGCGGCGGCGGACGCGAAGGCAACCGGAGATAAAATTAGTGACTTAAAGAGCGCTTTTAACCTTGTTGCAGATGGGAATCGTATATATGGGTTTGCCCAAGGAGCAAGGAGTCAATCTACTCCTACTGTAATAAATGAAAACAGCGCAAGGGTTACAACGGATGAAGCAATCTTTCTGCGTGAAGGGGATTTACTGTCAGTAACCGGAACATATACAGGAATCAAATATACTATTGTCGGTCATGGCGCTACAAATTATCAGAAAGCGTTTGGAACAGGAGACTATACGCTGATTGCTCCGTTTGATGGGACATACTTTGTAAACGTGGCAAAGACGGACGGAACATCGGCAATCGTTCCGTCAGAAGCAACGATTACAGTACAAGCAACAAATAAGAATCACAGAATCCTTGAACTGCATGACGGAATCATCAATGACAATCTTATGGGGATTGATCCACCCGTAAACCTTTATAAAGGTGCAGACACATGGGGTGGAGATTGGAATGCCACATCTGCCGCAAATGTATCGTCAGCAGGAGTATTAAATGGTTATCCTGTCCTTTATCTGAACGGAACATGGCAACGGTATTTTAAAAATATTGCCGTTGAATCAGGGAAAACATATACTTTCTCCGTATGGGTGAAAGCGCCGACAACTACAAGCCTTATTGTTTATATAACGCACAGCGGAACAGCAAGCACTGCGGCAACCGTATCACCTTCAAATAAGTCATATAACAATGTTATCACGGCAGACACATGGACGAAACTGTCCGTCACATTCAAATGCACCGCATCCGGAAATGTTTCGCCGCACGTTATTACAGGATACGGAGCAGGATTGTATATTGCAAAGTATATGCTGTGCGAAGGAGATTCAGCCTTCAGCCTTACGGACGAACTAAACAACCGGGCAACCCTTGAAGATGTTAGCGGAGTCGGTGATTACAGGAAATATGAGTTTTACCGTCCGACAAGCGAATCCGGTGACAGATGGAATCCAGAGATTGTAAGGGATATACCGCAAGGGACAAAAGTAAAAATCGTTTTTGATTCTTATTCCGGGCAGTATATGACCCGTATTAGAATTGACGGGAAGAAGAGCGGCGGCACATACGATGAAGGAATCGGATCGTTAAGCAATCCAACGCATGGCGGCGAGACAACCTTTACCGCATCGGCGGCATATACCGCATTGAGAGTACAGTTTACGCAAAGCACGGCAGAAACAAATATAACGGCGTCCGTTCTGATGGCAACCAATACCGAATTGGGCATAACGAGTGAGTTGCTTTCATTGCAAAATATTCGTACATTCCATGTAAAAAAGGACGGTAGCGGAGATTTTACTAAATTGGTTGATGCGGTGAACTTTGCTACACAGTTCATGGATTCAGTTGTTTATATTGGTGACGGTGAATACAATATTATTGACGAATTCGGATCAACATATATGGGCGCTGTCGATAATACCCATAATTGGGGGATGGTGCTGAAGAACCGGGTTCATCTGATCGGATCAGCACGTACAGTTATCAAGGCTTTCAATGTCGAAGAAGGGAATAATAATTTCAGTAATATTAAAACGTATTTCAGCGTGTTTAATGCCGGGGAATATGGGTTCACTATTGAAAACTTGACGATCATAGATGACAATATTCGTTATTCTGTTCATGACGATCTTGGGACAGCAGGAAGCACACCATATCACAACAGATATTTGAATTGTTCCATGACACACACGAACGGACAGTATCCTGACTGCATCGGAGCAGGGATTGGAGAAGATGGATACATCGAAATTCGTGGATGCTATTTTGACGGGGACACAATCAGAAGTGGAAATCCTGTGACACGTTATGTTTATTGGCATGGAAACAACAATAGCCAAATAACAAACGCAAAAGGGCGGATTTTTGTCACTGACTGTTATTTCTGCAAAACAGGAACGTTTAAGCTGATGAATTATGGCAACTCTACAACAAAGACGATTGCATATATCAGCAATAACAGTTTTGGGAGTGAACCGGAAATTATTGATGGTTCATCCCCATCTCCAATTATTGTGAACATGGAAATGGTGAAATGGAATAATACGGTTAGGAGTTAAAGGACACGATAAGTTACGTGGAGCGCAAAGTCTGGACACACGATGTCCAGCCCGAACAGCCTGTCGAGACAGGAAGCGAAACCTGAGTGGAGATGAATCAATGATTTCTGCGTTGCATTTGCTTTGGATTGTGCCGTTGTGCGTGATGGCAGGGGTGTTTCTGACGGCGCTGGTTGCGCGTGACGATAGCGGCGAGGACTATTGACACGACAGGCCGGATGTGCTACAATTGATTCGGGCAAAGGGTGCGAATAACGATTGATACGCCCGTCCTCATGGTTCGCACAAGGTAGAGAATCGACCTTCGCATGGCAACCGCCATGGGGACAGTAACGGCAAAGCTGGGATAGCGGCGAATGCACAGCCCCAGCCCACACACGCTGTGCATCCAAATCCTGCAAACCGTACTGTAGGCAACGGGTACTTCGGCTTTTGAAAAGACCGTTGCCGGATTTGTCGGCAGAGAAAAGGGGTGAGTCAAGATGGGAGACAGACCGCAGAAAGTCATTGACGCGGCTATCAGCCAGCTTGGCTCACCTTATGTTTTTGGGGCATGGGGCGAGTTCTGCACACCATCAGGACGGCGCAAGCGGAATCGGGCAGATCATCCTACCATTGTCAGCGCTTGTCAGGTACTGAGCGGCAGGAAGTCAGATTGCGCCGGGTGTCGATATCAGGGCGACCGGATGTTTGATTGCCGGGGGTTCGTTCATTGGTGTCTGCAACAGGCTGAGATCACGATTGATGGACAAGGCGCAACCAGCCAGTATAACACGGCCAGCAATTGGGCGGAAAAAGGCGAGATTGCCGATATGCCAGAATGTGTGTGCTGTGTGTTTGTTGCAGACGGCACGAAGAAAAGCCATACAGGACTGTACATCGGCGGTGGAGAAACAATCGAGTGTTCCGCCGGAGTACAGCGCAAAACGCTTGACAATCGCTGGACGCATTATGCACTCCCCAAGGGGCTGTATACGGCAGAGGAAATCGCAGAAATTCGGCGTAACAATCCGAAGCCCAAAATGGTTCTGCGCAAGGGTGACCGTGGTGAAGCTGTCGAGTATCTACAAACAGTGCTGAAACAGCAGGGGTACGATTGCGGCACGGTTGACGGGGTATTCGGGAGCAAAACGGTTTCAGCGGTCAAAGCGTATCAGTACGACCACGGCTTAACACCAGATGGTGTTGTTGGTGCGCATACGTGGGCGGCGCTTGATTCCGCGATTGGTGTTATGCTCTATACGGTTACAATCCCACACGTTACACGGGTGGAGGTACAGCAATTGGTGGCGCAATATCCCAATGCGGGATTTGTCGCGGAGGGATGATTGCATGAGCGAGACTATTATTGTGGCGTTACTGTCATTGGCTGGCACGGCTATTGGTAGCGTGGTTGGTATCATCACGAGCCAGAGGTTGACGGAATACAGGCTGAAACAGCTTGAGGAAAAGGTACAGCGACACAACCAGATCGTGGAGCGCACCTTTGCCCTTGAGGGGCGAATGAATGAAGCCGAACACGACATCCACGATCTTAAAGGGAGGATTGCCTGATGGACTGGAAGTTATGGTGGAAAGCGGCTGGCATACGTGCGCTGAAAACCATCGCGCAGACGGCCGCGTCTACGATCGGCACAAGCGCTGTTTTTTGGGAGGTCAACTGGTCGCTTGTTGGCGGCGCTTCGCTGTTGGCTGGCGTGTTGAGCCTGTTTACGAGCCTTGCGGGCCTGCCCGAAGTCGAGATGGCCAAGAAGCAGACAATTACCCATGCAGACCCCGAAGAAGATGATCTCAAATGACATGGGTGAAATTTAATAACAATCCTGCTGGGCGAAGCGTGGGTGATTGTGCAATTCGTGCCGTTTCCGTTGCTCTAAATGTGAGTTGGGAGACGGCATATGCTATGATTACATCAAACGGCTTTGCAATGGCAGATATGCCATCGAGCAATGGTGTATGGGGGTCTGTTCTGCGGCAAAATGGATTTTATCGCAAGGCTATAGAATCTGATTGCCCGGATTGTTATACGGCGGCTGACTTCTGCCGAGATCATCCGCACGGGGTTTATGTGTTGGGATTTGGCGGACACGTTGCAACAGTCATTGACGGTGACATATATGATTCGTGGGATTCGTCAATGGAGATTCCGCAATACTACTGGTCGATGAATCAATAATCCTGCCGCAAGCTAACGCAAAGCGCAGATTATTCAATTAGGGAGGGATTGTATGCCGTACAACAGTTATTTCCCGGTTGGGTATCAGCCAATGCAGTATTACCCGCAGTAT